GGCTCGGTTATGGACGCGGCATCAGGGAATCAAACGGATGTAACGTCCTCGGCACAGAGTCGCTCAGGCTCTGCTCTGACCTTCCAGAGCGGCGCGGTCAACAGAGCGATCTATCTAGCGACTGATCGTGTCAGCACTGCGGGGGCTGCTCTGAAGCACTGGGGCACGTTGATCAATCAAGTCGTAGCCGGTGTTGGCGGCAGCTACGTCGTGGAGATTTGGAACGGGTCTGCCTGGGTTGGCGTAGGCGTGCAGACCACTTCACAGGTCGAGACCTACCGCTATAGCAATGCTCTGTTTCTGCGGGCATCCAGTAATGAGTTCCTACAGTACGGGATCGACACGGACACGACCTGGGGCCTGATGACTGTGGATGGTGCAGGCACCGCTATCGGGCCATCGTATTGGGTGCGGTGGCGGATCGACACCGTGGTCACGACGCCACCCACCTTTGAGTTGAGTTGGCTGACCCCCAGTCATGCCATGCTTAACAGCCTGGGTCGGCGACGTGCTCTGGGTTTGGCTCTCTGGCGAAAGACTCTGATCATCGGTGGAAATGTCTTTGGTGAGTCAGGAGGGGTACAGGCAGGCAATGTCAATGTGGGAACCGGAGGGCTTCCAACCGGGTGGACGCAGAACGCGAAGAACTCCCGTCTGAATACAGTCGGGGATGCCATTTACACGCAGCTTGCCATCCCCGAGGGATTGTGTACGGCATTCCCCCTGAGCATTACCGTGGTCTACTCGGTAACGGGATCTCAACCCGTGACGACCTCCCCTACCGGGCGTGTCTCGGTGCTCCCGGTCGAGGTCCAAGGGGTAGCCGTAGCGGACCCCACAGGTGGTCTAGTGCCTATCCCACGGACCTTGGCCAATACGGAGACGTTGACGGGAAAGACCGGTCTGGAGGGAGATGGGACGGTCGGTCTTACAGACCTTGCAACAACGGATAACCGGGCACTCTCAACCAACTTCGGCACCTACGATATTAGCGATTACTACGAGGGCGACTTGATCTTCATACGGTTTGAGATGGTGGATGACGGGTCTCCGAATCAGGACGTCACCGTCTGGGCGATCATCCTCAGCGGTGTCGCCTTTTCGGACGGAGGCACACTGTAATGGCCGGTCAGTTCGAGCTACTGTTCTCCGTCGATTTCACCTCAACTGCTTCGATCACGGTCGCGCACAACCTAGACCGGCTCCAGGTTGCCGTGATGGTCCGTGTCGGAAATGTCACCCGCAACGACCTGATAACTACAGTCACGCCGCTTACGTCGGATCCAAGAAACGCAGTCGTGGTCACGTTAGACAGCGCTCAGACCGGGGCAATTCTGGTCGCTGACACGGACTATGTGTTTGCAAATATCCCGAGCGCAGAGAACGCGGGCGTGCTGTCGGGCGGTACGCCGTTGACTGCTGATGTCTACGACCCAACAACCGTGGCCGCCGATGCTTTTGCCAGAGGGAGTCACACAGGCACACAGGCAGCGAGCACCATTTCGGATTTCGACACCGAGGTCGGCAATAACGTCTCTGTAGCTGCGAACACAGCAAAGGTCAGCGCAGACGGGCTGGTCACCACCCACAGCGATGTGTCAAATGCAGGGTCCGGTGCGATTATCACAGGGGGTGAGCGGACTAAACTCTCTGGTATTGAAACCACAGCAGACGTAACGGATGCAGCTAACGTGGCAGCAGCGGGCGCGGTCATGGAAACCCTGGCTGATGCCAAGGGTGACCTCTTCGCGGCCTCGGCGGCGGATACGGTGGCTAGGCTCGCAGTGGGTGCCGACGACCTTGTTCTGACTGCGGACAGTGGGGAGACCACTGGTCTAAAGTGGGCCGCTGCAGGAGGAGGTGATGCCAAGTTCGCGAACTACTATCGTGCCGTTGCATATTCGGGAATTACCACATCCGCGAGCACTCTGCCGTTCGACACGACACGACTCGCCAACGCCGCATTCACGCTAAACGGAGCGGGCGAAGAACTTACGATCAACACCGCAAGTACTTACCGCATTGATTGGGGCTGCTCCTCAGCCGAGGCTGAGGGCGACGACATCACTGCCGATATGTGGCTTGAGCTAGATACAGGTTCTGGCTTTGCAGAAGTTGGAGGATCTCGGTCTCGCTGGTTCCACGATGCTAATGGGGAGGAAGGCGGAAACGCCGGTTTCACCATTGTGGTCCTTGCGGCAACGGACGTGATTCGGATTCGGGCTCAAGTGGTCGGAGGATCTGCCCAGTTAAACACTCTGGCGAATTCCCTCCGATTAAGCATTCAGACAGTCGGGGCGGATGGGGCGGCAGGCCCACAGGGTCCAACTGGTTCGGGCAGTAATATCATCGTCGAGGACGAGGGATCAACAGTATCTGGCGGTCCACACAGTAACCTCAACTTCGTTGGTTCTGGAGTCACGGCCACGGATGCGGGCAGTGGCGTTGCTACCATCACCATCCCCGGAGGCTCGTCGGCGAACATCGCCCAATACAGGCAGACGGGAAACTTGACCATCAATACAAGTGCGACGACGGTGGTGCTCAACGCAAATGACTTCCAGGACTCTAACTACACCCGTTCAGGGTCGAACATCACCATAAATACGGCAGGGGTGTATCGCATTTCTCATAGCGTCTACTTCGACACCAATGCCAATGCTCGGCGCACCGTGGATGCCTGGGTGGAAAACAACACCACCGAGATTGTGCCGTCCCGCTCCTCCTCCTACTCCCGAAACAACAACGACGACACTGCCAACAGCACAGCGACGTTCTTCGTCCAGCTTGCCGCCACCGACGTTGTTCGGCTCCGCGCCCAGTCTACGGGTTCGAGCGGAACGGCCATTGGCCAAGGCAACCGTATGTGGATCAATCTTGAATTTTTGAGGACCCCATAATGGCTACAAAGATGATCTTTGTCTGCTCCACTTGCGCCGCCGTGTTCGACATAAACGATACGGAGGGTATGGAAGCCCACATCGACGCCAATACCGACCACACAGTCTCGGAGAGTTACGTCTACATGGGAGGCGTCTAGTCCAGCTTGGGTGAGTCTGATAGAATCCTATGATGTATAAAGTAGAAGACATGTCCGTCGATACGACTCCTGGAGTGAAGACCATCAAGCTCGATATATCTGATAAACACCGTCTGGTTCGCTTGGCGCTCTCTGCTGAGGTTCAAAAAAAGAAGGCGGAGCTGGCAAGAGTGGAGTGGGAGCAGTCAAGCGCTATCTCAGAGGCCGCAGGCGACGCTGTCACGACCAAAATGGGCGTACCCCGTGAGGCGAAAGACGTTACGATTGACCTGAATAAGGGCATCGTTACCTACAGGATGCCCGGCATCGAGGCGAGCGAGGACATCTAATGCCACCCACCAAGCAGGTACTACGTCTCCAGAGTGATCAGACTCTCGAAGGTCCTCAAATCTCTTTCAACACAATTACGAGCATCGGCATCGCGCTCAAGGATCTTACAGCCACCCGTGCGATCAACCTCGTCTGGGTTGAACCTGCAGCGTCCGACCATAACATCACGTTCAAAGACCCTACCGCGAATGATGCTGTCGTTTACGAGAACCTTGCCCAGACCCTCGCAAACAAGACGCTCCCTACCCCGACCATCACCGACTTTACCAACGCTGCTCACGACCACTCAGATGCGGCTAACGCCGGATCGGTCGACCACGCCGATCTTACAGGACTAGGTGTTGCTGATCCTCATACAGCTCACGCACTACTGGCTGGTCGTGCGGGCGGCCAAACTATTATTGGTGGTAGTGCCCCTAACGAGGATCTGTCACTCCAGTCCACATCTGACGTCACCCGTGGTGAGATCGTTGCCATCGACGACATCCTCATGGGCACCGGGAAAGAGGTATTAGGACTGCCAGTCCTGCCTAGTGGACCAACAGCGGCGGTCTCAAAGGCCTATGTCGACTCAGCTATCTCAGGCGGCGCCTCGTGGAAAGAGACTCTACTCTCCGCAAACCAGCTCGACAACACCAACGATGCGATTGCTAATGGTGGTGTATTCTTCCTGCTAAACACGGCTCAGATCGGAGACACCATTGCCGTGTCCGACGGAGGCACAACCGAGACCTGGACTTTCGCTGGAGTCTCAGCAGCGTTTTCACCAGCAATCGGTGCCTCATCGCTGGATTCCATGACGGATCTTACGCTCCGCATCAATCTAGACTCGACTGCCTGGAGCGCTATCTTCTACGCCGGTCTCTTGCAGGGCATTAACTCGCCATCCGGTGACGTCGTCGTTATCTACCGCCGTGTTCCAACCGCCGTCACCCTGGATCGACTGTTCGGAACATTCGCAACACCAGCTGACGCACAATTCGTTGACTTCGGCGGCGCAACTGACTATCGGAGTGGCGTAAACCTCCAGGTCGTGCCCGCAGACCCGGTCACAGCTAACTTCGGGTTCGGACGAATCACCTCGGCGCTACAGCCGAACGACACTCACCTAGTTCGAGCAGAAGACAGCGCCTTTGTCTGGAACGAGGATGCTGGCACCTGGCAACTCAGCGCCGGAGCCGTTTCACTGGCAACATCCGGCCCCGGCGGCCTCGTCGTTGGTCAGTCTACGTTCGATGAGGACTTCGGTCTTGAGATCGTTGGAGGTGGAGTAGCTCGCGTTCGAGTTGATGGCACGTCAATCGACTTTGTAGCCGGTGAACTCGCCGTAGCCGGTGGTGCTATTCCGTTTGGCACATCAGGTTCCGGAGGGGCAATTGAGGGTAAGGTCTCTGCCGACGAGGATAAGGGTCTCCTCATTACCGGCGGCCCGACAAACGCGATCTTGGAGACCAAGGTTGATGGGGTCTCTGTCGGCTTCAATCTCAGCGGCGAGCTCACGGCCACCAGCGCACCTCTATCTCCTACGGGGAATATCTCAATCGGTCAGCTCCTCACACGCAACATCGTAGGGACCACCCCGCCAACACCTACCTTTATTTCCACCGATATTCCCACCCAGGATTATCCTGACGTCGTCATCACCGGACAGCTCTTTGACTTTGTCGTACCGGCCGACTACGACAGCGGCTCGATCGAGATCCTGGCCTCTTACCAAATGACTACGGCGGTCGCTGCATCGCCGATCGCGCTAGAAACGGCAGCCAAGATCGTCAAGGCGTCGACCGGCACCGTTGATGTTGCCACCTTCCCGGCAGCAATCAGCGTTCTTGCTGTTCCGGCGACTACGGATCTCACACGCGATGTGCTCGTCTCATTCCCGAACCCATCCGGAGTGAACTACCAGCGCGGTGACACGCTCCAGGTCTACATCAAGCGCGTGGGCAATAGTGGTTCTGATACGCACACTGGTACGTGGAGAGTCACGGCGTTCGCCTACCGATACCTAGGTCAGATCTTCACTCGGCTCATGGAGCCAGTTGCCGACATCTTCAGCCCAGTTAGCACAGCGCCTACGCCTCCGCCTGGGTTCTTCAATACAGACATCCCGGTCATCAACTACTCAGATACGGTCGACCAAGCGGCCTCAGTGCGGTTTGTGGTCCCAGACAATTGGGATGGTACGAGTGACGCTCTTCTACAGCTCCAGTATGCGCTGGACACGGCTGCTGGTGGCATCGTTCGCATCAATACGGTAGTCGAAATCGTTGACGTGGTTGGTGGATCCGTCGTCGTCCTGGCCAGTCAAAACTTCGACAGGACGGTTACAGCCGACACAGGTCCACATCGCACGGAGATCGTCCGCTCCGTGCCGGCGGCCTCACTCAGCCCTGGTAGCGTTGTGTTCATCTCGATCACACGAGACACAGCTGTTGGTGGGAATGCGGCGGCCGGCTTCCAAGTCATCAACAGCACACTTGCCTTTGGCGTGACCCCAATCTCGGGAATCTCGTCACTTACTGAGTTCTACCTGGACGACCCGGTCTCAGGAAACTTGGCCGGCTCGGTCTTCGCCGACTGGGAGTTCCCATCTTTCGCCGGCGACTTCGATCAGTTTTGGAAAATGAGTTCGGTTGGCGTTGCCGGCGTTGTCCACACGGCCTTCCTGGGGCGCCTCTCGTCCACTCAGACCGAGATCCAGGAGATCAGCGTCTTTGTTAAGGGCGTGGACACCGGCACCGTCCAATATGCTCTAAACATCTATGTAGAGGGTAATGGGGCAACACCAGCGTTTACACAGGTGGCGTCTACTCCCCTGGTCGCATCCACCCAAGTGGCAATAACCGGAACCGCAATCGTTCCTCAGCCAACTGGATCGAAGCGGTTTTTCCTCGTGGTCGAGGCCACGGCAATGGAAACCGGTGAAGAGGTCAGCATCTCCAAGCCATTCGTGAAGGTCGCGTAAGCTCTTATTGCTTGTGGTAGGTTGCGCTTTGCGTCATACTGATATCAGTAATGACGCACGATGCCCTAATCAAGATCGCCAAGATTGCCAAGAAGTGGCTAAGCAAAGTCCGGAGCTCTGTTGTACTTACGGAGATTCAGGCGCTAACCGGCCCATGAACCACTCAGATCTTATTCAGATCGGCAAGAAGTGGCTCATCAAAGCGAGAAACTGCCAAGTCGTTCTCAGCGAGACCAGAGCTCAGAGTGGGGAGGTGCCGGATATCATCCGAGGCGTTCTATGAAGTGCGCTCGGTGCAACCGGTCGAACAACAGCAAGTTCAAGTGCTGTATCAAATGCCGAGAGGAGATGCGAACCAGAGATCGCAATAAAAGGGCCAGGCGCAAACAGAACGGCCAATGTATGCGGTGTGGGTCTCCTGCAAGTGGTGGCTCAAGATGTGAAGTCTGCTCTACTGCTCATAACAAGTATTCACGGAACGGCTATCCTCCTAGGGCCGCCAATCATAGGGCCCGCCTAGCAACGCTGCAAAAGAGCAGAAGGACTGCAGTTATCGCCGGATATGGGGGAAAGTGCATCTGTTGCCTGATAACTACGCGGGAGTTCCTGACCGTAGACCATGTAAACGGTCTTCATGGTGGTCGCGATGGACAACTCTACAGAAAGCTCATCGAGCAAGAGTTTCCCGGTGGTTATCAGCTTCTATGCGCTAACTGCAATCAAGGCAAACAATTAAATGGAGGCGAGTGTCCAGCTCATGGGATGGTTCTTGGGTCGATCAAAGGCGGCCCAACAAGTCAGAAGCAGTCAGAGATTTGGCGCCGGAAATGGCGATTGAAGCAGAAGCAAGAGGTCTTCGCCCACTATGGCCCATGTCGATGTTGCGGTGAAGACGAACTCGCCTTCCTAGCGGTAGACCACATCTACGACAATGGGTCTAGCCACCGAAAATCTATAGGTGGTGGAGGCGCCACACTTCATCGATGGTTGATCAACAATGAGTTCCCAGAAGGGTTCCAGCCGCTCTGTTTTAACTGCAACGTCGGGAAGCGACTAAACGGTGGAATCTGTCCAAAACACCTGATCAACCTCACCGTACCTGTAGGAATTACCACATGAATCACTCAGACCTTATTCAGATCGGTAAAAAATGGCTGATCAAAGCAAGGAACTGCCAGGTCGTCCTATCGGAGACGCAAGCACAAAGTGGGGAAACGCCAGACCTCATCGGCTGGAGAGGCCAGCTCTCGATTTTGATCGAGTGCAAGACGTCATTAGCTGATTTCCGGAGAGACCTACATAAGTGGTTTCGGAACTCCGGTCCCGGCATTGGGCAGCATCGTTACTTCATGGCCCCCAAGGGTGTTATTCCGGTCGATGAGATTCCGGTTGGTTGGGGATTGCTTGAAGTGCGAGGAAACGTCGTAAAGACAATCAAAAAGATCGATTTACTATATCTCGACGAGCGAGTCGCATCAGCTGAAGTACCCCTTTTGGTAGCAGCTCTCCGACGCTCGCAAATGCGCTCAACAGGACATCGAAAACGCCGCAGAAAAGCGTATAGTCGAACCTGAAAGAGAGGCTCCGAATGAAGGAAGCACTCAAGGGCATTTTCGGTTCTAAGAAGGCACTCACGGGCATCGCCGCCACAATTACCACGGCTCTGATCCTGTTCGCCCAAAAGCAAGGCTACGGGCTCGACCCAGAGGCCACTAAGCTCCTCGTCGGCGCAGTCCTTGGCCTGGCCGGAACCTACATCATCGGCCAGGGTGTATCAGATCACGGGAAAGAGAAGGCTAAGGTTGAGCAGGCGGGTATGGAAGTCAATGTCAGCGCACAGGGGCTTCCTGAAGACGCCGGAGAGCTCCCTGAAGCCTCCACGCCCGGAGTTTTGACCGAGGACGCCTAGTCCTCCAGAGGCGCCTCCAGAGGCGCCTCCAGAGGCGCCGTCACAGCCTCTTCGTAGGCTCTGATCCTCCCGGCGGCCCAACCGTACAAGGAACAAGCCCGAAGGAAAACCCTCGGGCTTGTTTTGATTCCTTGGGTCTAGGACTAGAAGATGCCCTGGACCTTGCTGTCGACGCCGTGCGCCAGGGTCGCAGCGCTGCTGACGCGCTCGGCCGAGAAGGTGCACACGAACGCGGCGCCATCGATCGTCACTGATCCACTGTTAACGTCGGCTCCGAGCAGAGCGACCTTGTGCTCACCCTTGGCCAGACCTGTGACGCGAAGCTCAATGCTTGCGGCACGCTGAAGGTCGGCCAAGAGGAACGTAGTTCCCCAGGACGGAAGCGCGGTAGCTGCGACACCATCGACCTGGAAGGCCAGCGTAGCGACGTCGGTGGTAGCGCCCAGGAGATTGCCCTGGAACTTGAGGACGAGATCCATCTCGTCCTCTTCGAGCCGAACGCTCATCAGCGATCCGGTGACAACAGCGGCGGCGCCAGCAGGAAGGGCGAGAGACGCGAAAGAAACTGAATTGAAAAGACTCATGTTGGTTCTCCTTGTAGGACAGCCAGAGGTGTTCTAAGCCGTTAGGCTTAGAGGCCCTGGTTGCTCCCGTAGTTGGCGTTGTGAAGGCCGAAGTCGAACCGACCTGTGAGACCCGAAAGAGCGGTCGTTCCGCCCGACAGCTTGATGACCGACACGCGGACACCAGCTTCATCTTCGGCGATCATCAAACGAGCCAGCAGGTCCGTGGTGATGGTGAGGTCACCAGTGTAGCTGTTGCCGGTCGTGCTGAGCACGGTCCGAGCCACATTGCCGTCCCAGTCGAGGATCTCGACTGCGCGAACCGCGTGGTCGGAGGTCAAAAGAAGTGCGGTGAGCGCCATAACAGCCAGACCGCCCTCGAACTCCTGTCGAGTGTAGGGACGAGCGACATGGTCGATCGTGTTCCGCTCAACCGGAAGGTTGCGCGGACGGTTAACGGTGAAGGCTACGGCCGCTGTGGATACAGTGGCCAACGCAGACGGAACACCATACTGGGTGCGGACTGTCATAATTCTCTCCTGCCCTATTGTTTAGGCAAACGTCTCACCGAAGTTGGTGATGCGGTCATCCTATATGCATCATTAGGGCGAGTCAACAAGGATGAGTCAGTAAAACCAGGAAATTCTGGGTTTAGGGATAGATCTAGACAATTCCGCCGGTCAGGGCCTTAAGCCCAGCCTTTGCGATAGCACCAAGCCCTGTCCCGATCACGCCCATGACGTTGCCGAAGGACTCCCAGAAGGTGCGAACTGCGAGTACTTCGCCTGCAACCTTCAGATTCAGCAGCTGAGCGTGGATGTGCTTCTCCTCTTCGGAAACGTCCTCACCCTTCATCTTCTTGACCGCGAGGCGTCCTGCGTCCTTGGTCACATCGGCGAGGATATCCTTGACCTCGTCTTTGACGCCATCCCAAGCGGCACCGAAGTCGTTCTTGACTTGATCGAGGACCTTCCCGCCAAGAACCTTCGCGAGGTCTTCGAGGCTACCAGTGAGCTCAGCCATGACTACTCTCCTTCACCTTCAGCGGGCAGCACGGGGGTCTCAGCCTGCTCCAGTCGGAGACGCCAGGTGGTGATTGTTCGTGAGCGAGTCTTCTTCTCGTCCGCGTTGAGCGAAGCGTCAGCATTGACGTACGCCTTGTAGGCAGGAGCGACGGCATCGTAGGTCGCTCGATCGGCGGCCGTGTAATCCTTGCGGATCAGGTCCGTCGTAACGCAACAACCTGGAGCCATTAACAAGACGGCCGAAAGGAGAGAGGCGCGTAATAGGGTCATGTATTGTTCCTCCATGATGCACAGTATCAGGTCTGTATCGGAGAAAGCGTATCAAGTTATAGGGGTGCCGGGTAGGACCTCAACCTGATGTACGGACATTACGAGGGTTTCAATGGAAATGTCGCTTGACGACGCATCCATGTTTGTCGAAGGGGTCCAGACCTTTGGGAAGCATCCCAGAAGATTGTAGATCCGACGCGGGATCAGCTTATCTCGGCCAGTCTGGACTACGGTGAAGTGTCGTCTGGGGGCATGGGCGCCGTAGACAGCCTGGGACCACCAGAGGTAGAAGTCCATTGAGAGCGGGGTTACGGCCGACTCAATTGTGCAGTCTCCGGTCGTGTAGTAACCAAGAGGGATCTCGTGGGTAATGGGCCAATTTCCCTCTTGGATGCGCTTCGTTTGCATCGTCATGCTGGGAATGGAAATGGACTTGAAGCTGAGGAGGTTTCCTTCGGCCGCCCCCTGGCCGAGCTTGAACGGGAACGCCACCGGAATGATGGCTGGAACCGGGATGTCCAGTAGATAGAAGTTGAAATTCTGGAGCGGGTCTGTGCTAAGTGCTCTAGCCATAGTGACTTAGACTCCTCGCCTTGCCGGTAGCATCAAGTAGTCCTAGGCCTCGCAAGACGCTCGCATCCCATATCTCAAGGCGTAGATCAGGGTGTTGCTCTCTGAACAATTTGACTCTTCGCCTCTGCTCGCCCCGCCACTGCCCCTTGACAGCGGGGGTGAGCTTCCATCTTCCCTTGGAGGTAGTGCGGCGCTCAATCTCGGGAATCCGAACGCGCTTCTTCCTTTCGAGCGATCTAGCCACGTCTACCCCTGATGAGCATCACCTAGTGAGTCTACCAGATTCAAACCCATACGCGCTTCGTGCAATCCATCACTTTAGGTAGACTGATGCTCATAGGTCTACGCAAGGCAACGCACATGCACCTTCAACGCAACTTCGTCTGGACTCTAGATCTGAGCGACCGAGAGCTCAAGGTCATCATCAAGTGTCTCAAAGACGAAGAACTTACTGATGATGAACAGAGTCTCGTGGATAAGCTCTGCACGACTATTCCCGAGAACGCCGCCCGACAAGAGCGAGTCAGTGTAGGTAAGCGGCGCCGACACTAAACGGCGGCCGCCGTTTTAAGAATTCTCCACACCTGAGAGTAGGAGACCTCAAAAGCGGCGGCCAAATCCTTACGCGGCTCACCCATAGCATCGCGCTGTGCCATCTCCTCGATCTGCGCAACAGTCAGCTTGGCGTTGCCAGGCCTGTCTGTAGTGTTCCTCCGCTTTGGCGGTCCTGGATTGCAGATCGAAAAGATCGCGTTGGTGGTCACATTGAAGATGACGGCGATATTTGAGTAGGGCTCGCCTGCGGCTCGCAGTCGTTTGATCTCTCGGAGCTGCTCGACAGAGAGCTTGGCGTTGCCGTGAGTCTTAATGAGACTGGGCAGACCCCACGAACTGCCGTGCAGCACACGCGAGATCTGAGTCGATGTCACACCGTAATCGGCGGCCAATCGCCTTCCGGTGACTCGCGTTCCAGAGTCCAACCCTTCTTGGTAGCGAGACCGGATCTGGTCAACCTGTTTACGGGTCAGCTTCGCCATCCCGTGCTTAGCGCCCCTGGGTCGCTTGGATGAATCTGCCTTGAGAGCGTCCTGCATCTTCTTGATGTTCTTTTTGGCGAGCTCCGGGTCCTTGGCCCAGGGGTGGTTCTCACCGCGAAGCACTTTCTCAGGGTGCTTACGCGTCCAGTGGTCGTCGCCAGTAGGCGCCGTTTGACCTCCCTCAGTGACGTTGGTGAGCTTGTTGAGTCCGTGATGGGCGATCCACTCGACCTCTTTCTTGAGCGCGTCAGATTCGCAGAGATTCGAGTAGACGCGGCGTTCGATTGGCGTGAGCCCGGCTTTTAGTAGTTTGCGGATAATCGAGAACTTGTGGCCCTTCTTACCCCGTTTGGCCTTCTGGATGTGACTATTGATCCTAGGAGGTTGTCCGGCCGATCCCTTGCCCACGTAGAAGACCTCATCCTTATCCGGACGGATCAGTTCGTAGACGTAGTAGATCTTTGACTTGTCGAGATAAGGAGAGTTGGGGTCCATCTTCTGGTGAACGCGTGGACGTTTTGAACCCTTGCGGGAGATTTGAACGCCGTGCTTTTCTCGGAGTTCATCAACTAGACGCTTGGCCGCATCGACAGTCAAGTTCTCATCCACTACCGAGTAGTGTGGTTCCTTCCCTGCAGCGAGAAGAGTCCGAACTAATTCGTGTCGAGCCCCTACACCTCTATGCCGAGACTCGGTCAGCAATCGATTGAGCAAGTAACGCCCGTTACCGGACTGCTTCTCTCTTCCAATGTGGATGACTATGTTCTCAGTTGGGTGCTCAATGACTACAACTCTGTACATGGAACTACGAGCCTCCTGGGTCAGAAACCTAGGATAGCTCGTAGAGGTCGTTGAATCAAGGTTGAGGGTCGGACCCTTACGTGACAACGAGTTCCACGGTTAGCTCCTCTACCGAAAGCGTGACCTCTTGGATCGCAATATCGGAACTCGAAGAGTCCTTGTCGCCGGTTGGCTTGACGGAGGTCGGGAAGACTTCCTTCAGCTGGATCACTTTCGATGGAGCGCCGTCGATCCCGAACTCGTCTCCAATGTGGTACTCCTGGATCGTGATGTCGGACCTGTAAGTCTCGCCGCCATTGATGCACTTGAAGAGCCAGATGAGGAAGTCGGAGTCCTTCTTTGCTACGCCCTTGCTCAGGGAGCAGTCTCCAACCTTCGGGATACCCGGGTACTTCCGGGTGTAGAGGTAAACGCCTTCACGGTACTCGACCATGTCGACCGTTAGATCAGGGATGCTCGCAGAGCGGAAACCGGCGACTGGGTCGAGGTTGCCGCCGGCGGGATCCACGACATGGAATCGGAAGTTCGTGCGTGTTACGAGCTGATCGCGTCCACCAGCTCTCCTCGACTCTCACCGAGGACCAGACTATATCATCACCCATTATGGGTGCTGCGCACTTCGGACTCGCTTGAGCCCTACTCCCTTACGGGATAGTCGTTGAACCTTCCACAGGACTTGTGGCTTGGCTGCTGATTACTCAATTCCTGAACTTTTCAAGCCGTCACGTTTGTTCTTCCGAACTCCGCAGTGGCATCAGGACTCTAAGAGCTTCCCAGCAATTCACGCAGTTTTCACTATCAGATTGCTCTGATAGGCCACTACTTGTTAATGGTAGAAATCGGTGTCAATAGCTCGGGCCATAGCACTCTCCTTTGGTTGAGTTTCAAACCGCGAGCGGTTGTGATTCGACCGACGAGTGGTCAAGATTCCTCGTCGCTTTAGTTCCCAGTAGTCCCAGACTTGAAGGTTGAGATCGGGACGAAGCACTTTGAGCGCCTCGATCTTCTCCATCTGGTCTGGATTTTCTACACCCTTGACATCGACCACAAGGGTCTCTTCTAGACCGTAGATCCAAAAGTCAGGCGTATAGCGGCGGGACTTACCGCCAACCATCAACCTGAAGGTAGTAAGTTCGTAATCCCAGGAGAGAGCTTGCTCATCAAGCCAGCTAGCTGTGCCAAGCTCCCACGTTGACCGCATCTTAAATGCCCGCCCAAGTCTGTCTACAAAGCCTAGGCGAGGCCCTCCTCCCCAAGAGGCGGGTCGCATATCCACGCCATTGCGAGTTAATACAAGCCAGACCGCCGATTGGGAGGTGAAATAGTGACGTGCTAGAGAGATGGTGTCCTGGCCGTTTAGGTAGCGGGTAGCCATTTCCGACTCTTCAGCCTCAGTCCAGCGCTTGTTCCTGGTCCCGGTAACGTCGACCGATACTCCAGCCGCGTGTAGGGCGTTGTAAACAGTGTCGTGTTTGATCTGGAGGGCAGTCGAAATCTTAGGACCAGACATCCCCTCTGAGTAGAGCTCGACGATCTTCAGTCTCTGAGACTCAGTCGTCTTGATGTGCGTTAAATTCTTACGGAGAAGTCTTACTCCCAGCTTCTTAGCGCGGCAACGAGTTGTTGACGGATCACGGCCTAGCTCGCAGGCGCACCACTTCCCGCCACGAGTCGGATAGTTCTCGCGGATGAAGGCATCGTCGGAGGTGGTCCACCTACGTCCCACCTTAGCCTCCCAAGCTCGTGTCGATTGCTCTAGCCATGTCGTCTCCTGTCAGGGGATGCATCAGTTGTTCGCATCACGACTGAGTCTAACAGAATCGTATCACACGGTCTAGACTATCGATGCTCGGAATGCCACTCGGTAAAGGTGGACTTAGATCCGGCGGCCGTCGACAGGTCGTGGATGATCTTTACGAATCGGGGATTGCAGAGGGAGGACATGCCCTGCTGGGGATCCCGCAGTCGCCGGATGTGCTGGACCGCTTCGTCGGGTCCCATTCCTGCCACCTTCATCAGTGTGAGGGCGGTCACAAGACCAGACCTGTTCAGTCCAGCAGCGCAGGACGAGAGGCAGCTCTTCCCATTCCGGAGTCGATCACTAAAAGTATCTGATGCCCCGTCGGCTAAATTCGCAACCTGGCTCAATTCGACGTTTTCTGCATTCGGATTGTCGTCATAGCCGATTTTGATTAACTCGAAGTTCCCGTGAGGATCATCCGGCTGATACTCCTGGGCGAACAGGCCAATTACGCTTATTTGGTCGTCTCTCTGGCGAAGAAGACGATCCACGTCATACATGCTCCCCTGCCAAAGCTGCGCTCCGGACTTGTGGGTGTAGATCCGATTCATGAACTAATTGTAACAGGGGTGTAAGCTACATTAAGCGCATCAGCGCTCAACCGCATTGAGGGGGCGTAGGATTTAATGCCGATCGATCGACGCCTACTGTTCATCGAAGCCCTATCAAGGTCATCCTCCAAGCCTACCCGACGTAGGCGCGGAAGCGCTAGGTGTTACGGTCCTCCCTGTGAGATGGATGATTGTCCCGGCAAGACAGTCGGAAACAAGCCCTACTGTCTTGATCACGTCCACATGATGCCCTATGCGGCGAAGATTCGGGCCAGGGAGACTGAGCGCGAGGACGAGATGGTTAGAAAGGGTGGACCGCCCCTAGATGGTTATGTGGCCCATGACCTTCTCGGAGCGATCAAACTGACTCAGTCTTCGATACCAGCTCTGGCTCGTGATCTTCGGGTCCCGCACAAGATCGTCGCTAAGCTGGTAGAGAAGATGGTCAAAGCCAAGCTAGTCCGGACCCGTCGATCAAAGCGATCCGTCTACGTTATCCGGATCCCAAGTCCTTCCGAGAATTTTCCTCTCGGAGGATTTGCCGAACACGAGGAAAGACCTCTTCCGTAAACCACTCACCTCGGTATTGCCACTCGGCAAACGCGAGGTGTAGCTGGCCCTCAGTCGTGCCCCGTGATGCATCTGCGGTAACAACACCAAGTAGTCGGAGCTCGCTGTCAGACCCAGTTTGCAGCTGGGCCACTCTCGCGTTGACCGACGAAGTAGTGAAGCCCACCTTGATGCGTCTCGTCTCGATGTTTTGTATGAAATAGACCTTGGTTCGGGTAGAAGAGAGCATGACTTCTTCTACCCTATCCGACCTGGTGATCTATGAAGGACATGAAGGCCTCTGACAGGTGGGCGGCCATGCGGCAGCTGTCGAAGGGCGTAAGCACGATAATCTACGACTACTGCACGTCCAGAGCCCTGAAGTATGAAGAGCACAACTCGCATGGTCTCTGGTTCGACGTGTGGAACGGAGACCGGAGGCTCATGTTCGACGCTTCTCCCGAGGACGAGCCCCGGAAAATCAGGTACTCGGGGATCGTGGTGGTGAGGGACTCCACCAATGGCTGGGATGACATGCCCAAGCTGGGAACCGTTCTCATTCTTGAAGAGGGTGCGGCCGCCGTTTTGGACGAAATGTTGAAGGTCGAGCCGGTCACGTGAGCGACCCTGAGAACATCGATGTGAAGTGCCTGCACTGCAGCACTCCCTTCGTCACGAGCCTGGAGTCCTACGAGGACAACGAGTCGGCGTGCCCGAGGTGCGGCTTCCAGAACCTCGTCACGGTTCTCGACACACCGACTGGATGACCTGGACCCGGCGGCCGTAGAGGTCATAACAATAGAGACACAAGTGCACATCCGACTCGAACACGCAGGGAACAGGAGGATCTCCGTAATCAAGGACCTACGGTCCGCCTACGGTTTCCCCCTCATAGAGGCGAAGAAGTGGGTCGATAAGGCTCCGGTCGCCCTCCCGTTTACTGGACCTGGAATGGCGGGTAAGCTCATCAGGAAACTCCGGGAAAGCGGCGCTACGATCACGGTCGTCGCACCGACCACTCTCGACAAGCTGACGGCCGCCTCATTCATCCAGGTGGCCTCTGATGCTCTTGGCGAGGGAAACCTCCCGGAGGTCCGGGAATCCCTGCGGGCAGCACTGGCGCTCGTCGGCGATGTCTGAGTCGGCGCTTAGGTGCGCTTGACTAGCTCTGGCGGAATACGCCAGAAGGTGCCGTCCGGGCGCCTTTGCAGGATCGTGCCCTGACCGACGTTAAACTCCTGGTCCAGGCTGTTGATTTCGCTCTGAGCCTCGTTTGCACGAAACCGAGCGTTCTCCTTTTGGAGATCAGCAACTAGATCACGGAGGTTAGCGCTCTCTGCCAGCATCTCGCGGAGACGGGCGGCCAGGAACGTAGCCCTATCGACCTGCACCGGAACGACAGGAGTTGGAGCTTCTGTGGCCGGAACCTCTGAAGCCTCGGCCGCCGGAGCTTCAGGGGCCGGAGCCTGCGGCATAGCCTCTTGTGGTAATACTGACGGGACTGGCGTATTGAAATCTGCCATGCGTATTCTCCTACAGCTGGGCTTCCAGCAGATGCTGATGCGTAGTTAGGAACTCCTGGAGAGTACCAGAGAGCTCCGAAGGTGTCAGCGCCCGGGGGGTAGATTCTATTGTTACGGCGCTCTGATGCCCAGAGACCTCTGACTGGCCGCAAACAAACGCGAGGGTTCGAGCTCCGGTTGGAGGGTCTACGTCAATGCGTAGGCAAAAATTCTTGAGGCCCATTTCACAGCTCCATTAGGCCATCAGACCCAGATTGCTCAGGATAGTCAACATTCCATTGACCTTTAGGCTACTTCAATCAGAGGGTCTATGAAGCCGTAGGCAGAACTCTCGAAGGGTAGAGCCGCGTAAATAACCGCAGAGACTACCTGCGCGGTCGGAATCGTTACGGCCAAGGACTGGCGAACCACCGTCAGACCTGTATCACCAGTCCAGGTAGACCCATCAGCTACGAGAGCAGCGCCTCTGCTGCTCGCGAGCTTGAGATTGTTGCTCGCGTTCAAGTAGTAGACCTCAAACCAGAACGAGTTGCCGTCAGGGGTCACGGACGAGAAGTTCTTGTGGGACGCGTAAAGAGTAAACGTCTTAGCGCCAGAACTAGCCACGTTCACGAAGAGCGTTGGGTTCTCTGGCGATCCGATGCTCATAGGTGTCCCGCCAGAAACTGCACCCGAAACAGGGAGGTGACGAATAGACCAGGCCGACGCGCCGGACGCCCTGATCACGCCCGCGTCGGCGGTGAGCAATCCACCGGCGGTGAACTGGTTCCAGATTCCGACCAGTGACCCAGCACCAAGCTGCGTAACGTAGCTCCGCGCGCCGGTAACCGCCGAGACAGTCCCCGTGTAGGTGCAGCCCACGAGCAAGACATCAACGTCGTCGCCGCTAACATTAACAGCCTCCGAAGTCGCGCCGTCGAAGTCGACGCCGCGAGCGGTGACCTTGGCGTTGTCTCCTGCGAGACTGATGAAGTCGACGGGTGCGCTGACCCCGCTAATGAGCGACGACTCGTAGAGCCCGATGCTACTACGCTGTGATGAAGTGTGGTCCCTGATTCGCCCGCCGCGAATCAGCTTCAGGCGCTCGACCTTGGTATCGTAGCTGTCTATGTAGAGACTCTGCTTCGTGTAGTCCGTGCCCGTCTCGGTGTCGGTGATCGTGCAGTCGAGGAACTTGATCTTGGATCCCTTCAGGGTCACCCACGGGTCGCTGGACTGTCCAGTGCCCGTCTGATCCTTGGTCGCCGCGCCTGAGAACGTGCAATTGAAGACGGTATTGTTCTTGGAGTATGAGGCGTTATAGCTCATTCCGATAAATACGGATTCCCCTGTCCCACTACCGCAGTCACCGATAGACCCCGCGTCAAAGGAGCAGTTGGAGATCGTGTTGAACTGCGCGGCTGAAGTCACGAAGCCGTAAATCATGAGGAGTCCGTCCCAGCCGGTTCCGGTAACTGACGCACTAGACCGCAAGAATACGCAGTTGTCGAAGTCGTTGTTGCTCGACTGCTCGACGTAGACGAGCCTCCCAGACCCGCCTGCGGAACTCTCAAACTTGCAGTAGGCGAAGTTGGTGTTCTCCGAGCTAATCGCTAGGTGGACACCCCTCATGGAGCTAGACGTGCTCGAAGTCAGCATGTGGATGCGCCGCACTGTCATGACAGCGGTCGCGGTTGTCGGACGTACTAGGATATTCGTCGTGCTCGCAGTCGTGAACTCTGCGTAGTCGTCGGCGTCGGCGTCCCATCCCGCGCTCGTGCCCGAGGCGGGGCGGGTCGCGTATGTCGGATCGGTGCTCTTGGGCCAACCGTAGCAACCGCCACCATCCCAAAGTGTGAACACAGCCGAGAGTGCTTCGGCTGTTCCGGAACGGCGAATCCAGACAGTGTCTCCAGCGGCAATGCTCCCAAGGTTGGCGACTAATCCATTGAACGCCCCCACGGCGCCGCCGCTCGCCGCCTGGGCGGCGTCGGTCCCGTCTCCA